TTACTGGCAAACGGTGGCATTCAATCAATGTCAATAAGTGGTTCTGGTGTGTTTACGGATGCAGCTTCCGAGGCAACATTACGAAGTGCTTTTGGTGCAAGTGATTTCCACAACTTCCAAATAATTGTTCCAGACTTTGGGACGTACACAGGTGAGTTCATGGTAGCATCATTAGAATATGCAGGTGAGCATAATGGTGAAGTTACATATTCTGTTACACTAGAAAATTCTGGCGCATTTACATTCGCAACAGTTTAAGGAGTTTAGAGAATGGCTTGGGAAAAGGTTACAATTCATTTCAATGAGACCATGATTGCAGGTCATTCTCGCGGCACTATGTTCACTATTCCGTGTGCGGCAAAATTCCAAAAGGGTGATGTAATTACATCTAATGGTAAAGAATTTAAAGTAACATCTGTCATAGATGTGGCAGGGCGTGGCGAAGTTTTTGAAATTGAAACAGAGGAGGTCAAGAGTGACAAACCAAAAGCGCGGAGAAATGCAGTTGAGTCTGGGGGATCAGACATGGACGGCAAGAGTGACGATGGACGGAATAGCTAGAATTGAAACAGCTTGTAATACAGGCATTGTTAAAATTTTAGGTCGTTTAACAGACGGAGATTTAACCACAACAGAAATAGTAAATATTTTGCATCCTATCATTAAGGGTGGTGGTAATGATGTTACCGTAAAAGATATTTCTAATGCTGTATGGGATGCAGGTTTGGCAGAAGCAATGAGGGCAGTAGGTGAAATTCTTGGTGCTGCCCTTAGTAATGGAGACGATGAGGGAAACGCAAAAAAGGTGGTAAAGGGGTAGGTGATTTTCCGTGGCAAGATTATCTAGAAATTGGGTTGGGTAAAATGGGGATAAGACCTGATGATTTCTGGAATATGTCACTTCAAGAATTTCATGCTGCACTTAACGGCTTTGCAGAATTTCATTCAAGTGGAAAACCACCGCCACTTAACAAGGATGAACTTGAAGATTTGATGGAAAGGTATCCTGATTAATGGCAACTACAGTTGATACATTACTTGTTCGTATAGAAGCCGACATGAGCGATTTAAAAAGACAACTCGCTCGTGTGGAACGTGATGTAAACAAATCAACAGCAGGTATAGCAGCAGCTTTCAAAAGAATGGGTCCTGTTATTGGTGCCGTTGCAACAGCACTGACTGTTCGTCAATTAGGTAGAATGGGCATGGCTGCTATTAATTTGGCAGGTGATGTTGAAGAAATGCAAGCTAAATCAAGTGTGGTTTTTGGTGCATTCAGAGAGCAGGTCGTCGCTGATTTAGATGAATTTGGAGATGCTGTTGGTAGAAGCACTCACAAACTAGAAGAAATGGCATCAAGTGTTCAAGACACATTTGTTCCAATGGGATTTGCTAGAGGTGAAGCTGCAAAATTATCAGTTCAACTAACAAAATTGGCAGTAGATACAGCATCATTTAACAATGCAAGTGATGTTGAAACAATGAGAGCGTTTCAAAGTGCCATTGTTGGGAACCATGAAACGGTACGAAGATTTGGTGTTGTAATTACAGAGGCAACATTGAAACAAGAATTGTTTCGTATGGGTATCACAAAAAATATTGATCAAGTTACAAATGCAGAAAAAGTACAAGCAAGATTAAATCTTATAACTGCAGGGTTAGGCGATGCGCAAGGTGATGCAGCAAGAACGGCTGAAAGTTTTACCAACCAAACAAAAGCATTGAAAGATGAATTTTTTGATTTGTCTGTTGAAATCGGACAACAACTTATTCCTATTGCAACCGATTTGGTCAAAGTATTTAGGGATGGAATAGGTGCAACAAGGGCTTTTCTTATTGCAATTGGTTTCCTTGATGAATTTGGCGATGATCTTGCAGGTGTGAGTGCAGAATTGATCAAAGCGCAAACAGAACTTAAAAATATGCAAGAAGAATTAGAAAACATGCAGTCTTCGGGACATTCCAAGAAAAATGCCGAGGATAGAATAAAGCGAAAACAAGTAGAAATTAAACTTTTAAAAGAACAAAAAGAAGAATTACAATTAATAGCAGATATTGAGAAGGCACTTAATGCTATACCTGATGCACCTGCAGGTAGTGGCGCTTCTATTACAAAAGACATTCAGGAAGAACTTAAGAGAAATGCAATTCTTCGTGAACAAGTAAGTATGCAAAAACAATTAAATGAAGCTACGGCAAGTGGAAACAAGGTAGCAATTGCAAAAGCCAAAGCAAGAATAGCAGAATTCCCTGCAATGCAACGATCAATAGGTTTTGTTGAGTCACTTACAGAAGCAGAAAAAAAGTTAATGCTTGCAACAGGTGGATTTACAAATATTGCTGATGGTGTTGTTGTTGTCAGTGGTCAGCTCGGTTTGAGTTTAGAAGAATTACAAGACAAATATGACGAATTAGGTAAAAAGATAGAAGATATAAACCCACTTATGGATGCTCAACTAGATGCAGTACAATCACTAGCAACAAGTTTTTCTAATGCCCTTGCAGACATGCTGATGTCAGGTAAATTAAATTTACAGTCACTGGCAGATATTTTTAGAAATTTTGTAAGAACAATGATAGCAAAAGCAATTGAATTATTCTTTGTGAATAAAATATTAGGATCTATTTTTGGTCTGCCAACAACAACATTTGCTAGTGGTGCTACAGTATTAGGGCGTGTTGCCACGACTAGAGATGTAACTCCGTCGGCATCAGGTGGAGCAGCGTACGGTGGACAAGCTATGCTTGTTGGCGAAAGAGGTCCTGAGATTTTTGTTCCACATTCAGCAGGTTCTATTATGAATAGTAATAATACGCGATCTGCGCTTGGCGGTCGGGGTGGTGCAACTGTTGTTCAGAATATAAACGTTACAACAGGCGTACAACAAACCGTAAGAAATGAAATTCGTTCATTGATGCCAGAAATTGCTGCAAATGCAAAAAATGCGGTTTTAGATACCAAAAGGCGTGGCGGTAATTTTGGAAGGGCTTTTGCATAATGGCTATATCGTATCCCTTATCGTTACCTACAGCAACAGGTATAAAATCAATTACATGGACAATGGTAAATTCAGTTTCATATTCAGAAAGCCCATTTACATTTGAAGGACAAGTTCATGCCTATAATGGAGAGCGTTGGGAAGCAGATATTACATTGCCAAGGATGAAAAGAGCCAGTGCGGAACAATGGATTTCTTTTCTTGCTAGTTTACATGGAAGATATGGCACATTTCTACTTAATGATCCCGATGCAACAAGTCCAAGAGGCACAGCTACGGCTGCAACAATAAGTGGTTCCGCAGGTGATAGAACAGTATCAGCAACAGTTACAAGTGGTGATACGCTGCTTGCAGGTGATTACCTTCAACTTGGAACAGGAAGCGATAGCACCTTACATAAGGTATTAGCAAACTTCACAGGCACAGGGAGTGCAGCAAACCTTGAAATATTCCCTGCACTGCGGAAAACACGTTCTAGCGTCTCTGCAGACCTTACAAGCGCATCTGGGCTATTTAGACTAAGTAGCAACGAAACATCATGGAATGCAGATGATGTAAGCACTTATGGAATTTCATTTGGAGCGGTTGAGGTTGTATGAGTCGGTCAATAAACGCAAATATTGTTTCAGCGTTAGCAAATCCTGAAATTGAACCTTTTTATGCGGTACGATTAGATTTTTCCACCGCAGCTCTTTATCTTTGGACTGGTTATGGTGACAAGACAATAAACAGCCAAACATATATTGGGTCAGGCAATTTACTGTCTATTGATGGATTAGAAGAAGTGAATGATCTTTCTTCTGCAGGAACAAAAATTGCACTGAATGGCATTGATAGTACAATTTTAAATTATGCACTGACTGAGGATTATCAAGGAAGGGAAGTAAATATATATTGGGGCGTTGCAGGTGTTACGCAGGTTGTAGAAGTTTTTAGTGGTTACATGGATCAAATGACAATTGTAGATAAGGGCGATACATCTACAATTAGTTTGTCTGTTGAAAGTAAGTTAATAGTTTTAGAACGTCCTAATATTAGAAGATATACAGAAGGCAGTCACGCATCTGTTATTGATACGGAAGGGTATTCAAATACAAATGACAGTTTTTTTAGATGGGTAGCTAAATTACAAGATGTTCAAGTCGCTTGGGGTCGAGAGAATGAGCGTGGCGATGAAACATCCTAATTTAGACATGTTAAACAAATATATAGCAGAAGTAAAAAATAAACCTTTTCAGTGGTTTGAGCATGATTGTTTAACATTTACCAATAATGCTTTTAAACAAATGTATGGAAAAGGTTGGGCTGATGATTGGCTTTCAAAGTATCACGAAAATGGTGAGCCGTTTAAAAGAGATAAACTTAGAAAAATATTCAATGCACAAACAATTGAAGATGCAATTGATCAAAAATTGCAGAGAATTGATTTTGTACCGCCAAAGGGGTCTTTGGTTTTAACTGATAAAGCAAGGCAATGGGTCATTGGAAAAGCAATGGGAATTGCAATTGGAAATGATGCAATATTTGTTTCAGATCAAGGACTGAATGCAATGCCAATTGAATATATTACTGATGCTTGGATTAACCCATGAAATACCAATTAGGTGATTTTACTGTAAAATATTGGAATAGTTGGGAAAGAGTTCCACGTTCACCTGCACAAATCGGCTTTGCGATTATGGGTCAACTTGGAATAATGGTAAGCACAACAGTAGCAGTTTTTGTGGGTTTGGCTACCATTGCGGCTGTTTCTTACATTGCACGAGCACTGATGCCAAAGTTTGATACAGATGCATTTGGATCAAGCAGTGGTTTGATGACCAATACAAGAACAGCAACTGCGCCTCAAGAACTTGTATATGGCACAATTCGTAAAGGCGGTATAATAACATATCTTGAGTCAACTGGAACAACAAATGAATATCTACATCAAATAATTTGTCTTGCAGGGCATGAAGTAAATCAAATTGGTGATATTTATATTAATGATCAGATTGTTAGTTTAGACTCTGATGGCAATGTTACAACATCGACATGGCAAGATAATGATGGTAATTCTACTATCTTAATAAAAAAATTTACTGGTGCAGCAAATCAAAATGTTTACACAACCTTAAATGCTCTTTCCAATGGTCCTAGTTGGGCAAATGGCGCAAGTGGTGATGATACAAATTTCCGTGGTCAAGGAATAGCATGTCTGTATATACGTCTTAAATATGATCAAAATGTTTTTACACAAGGTGTTCCATTATTCACAGCATTGGTGCAAGGCAAAAAGGTTTACGATCCAAGATCCTCATCTACTGCTTTTTCTGCAAATGCAGCGTTATGCATTAGGGACTATTTAACATCAAAATATGGATTAAATAATGCCACAGCTATCAATGATACGGTTTTCTCTACTGCCGCAAATACTTGTGATGAAACTGTATCTCTTAGCGGTAGTGGGAACGAAAAAAGATACGAAATAAATGGTGTGCTTTCTTTAGATAGACAACCAAAAGACATTTTGGGAGATATGGTTGCTGCATGTGCTGGAACACTTTTTTGGGGTCAAGGTGAATGGCAATTGAAAGTAGGTGAATATACTACTGCTGTCAAAACACTGACCTTATCAGATTTTAGAAGTGATGTTTCCATAATTACAAAACATTCCAGACGAGACAATTTTAATATTGTTCGCGGAACATTTAATGATAGTAGCGCAGATTATATAAGATCAGATTATCCAGAAATAAAAAGTTCAACATTCATAGCTAATGATGCAGGTGTAGAAAATGCATTAGATTTGCCATTACCACTTACAACATCAAGTGCAATGGCACAAAGACTTGCAAAATTGACATTGTTTCGCGCAAGAGAACAAATGACTGTTTCCGCAGATTTTAGTTTAGCAGCATTAGAGGTTCAGGTCGGAGACATAATAGGAATAACAAATTCAAGATATGGATGGAGTGCCAAAGATTTTGAGGTTATCGGTTGGAAATTAAAAAATGATAGAGATGGTGGAGAATTAGCAGTTTCACTTACATTACGTGAAACATCATCAGCAGCATTTTCATGGTCAGCAGAGGAAGCAGATTTAAAATCAAATGACAGTAATTTACCAAGTCTGACTGATAATTTAACAATTTCCAGTTTATCAACTTCTGGTGGTGGCAGAACACAAGCTGATGGAACTTTTATAAATAGTGTAATTGTTTCTTGGACTGCACCAAATAATTCTTTTATTTCTCATTATGAAGTAGAACATAAAGCAACGGCAGATAGTAATTACCAGTCTACAACAACTCCCGAAACAAGTATTGAATTAACACCACTTGTTGATGGCGTAGAATATCAAATAAGAGTAAGAGCTGTAACTGTACAAGGGAATAAGGGACCATTTGCAACAACAACCTTCACTGGCGGTGGTGATACTACCGCACCAAGTCTACCCACATCTATCTCTGCCACTGGGGGTTTTAAATTTATAACAATAAACTGGACAAACCCTGCAGATGCAGATTTGAATTTTGTTGAAATTTATGAAAATACCACAAATAGCTCAAGCGGTGCGACAAAGGTCGGTGTTTCTGGTGGTTCTACCTTTACGCGCACAGGCTTAAATTTAAA